GCCTTTCCCTGCCATCACTATGGAACTTAGTTACAAGATAAGGCTCAGCTATACTGCCAATTAGCCATTCAACTCTTTCACCATTTGGATCAATAACATCATCACCATTTATGTAATGGAACTTATCCAATATCGCATCAATTGACGATTCTCTTACTGTTTCAACTATCTCGCTAGGTATATTAGTTTTGACCCATTTAAGGAACTCTTTATCGTTCTTGACTACCCACTTAAATTTAGGCTTACTGGTCGTTACATAAGCGATAACATCATCGCCATATTCAGCCTTTACGCGATCTGCACCTATCTTGTCCATCTCGGTCTGTAGTGCAGCTCTTAGCCTATCCTTGGCCTTCTTAGCCTCATCAGCTATTAGACTCACCGCTGCTAGTTCCAGACTCAGTTCTTTGATTCCCATTGCGCTCCCTTTCTTCTGCCCTTCTTAATCTGGTCTCTAGTGATGCCAGATTAATACCACAATCCCTTGCTATAAACTCCTTGTCAAATCCCCATTCCATTAATTGACGGATATATTTAACGGAATGGGGTCTGCTTACTTCTTCCCTGCCCATCCTTCTCCTTTGAAAATTGCTGGCGTTGGATGCCAGACGCGCCACATAGGCACATCGCAATTATCGCAGGTTACTTCATATTTCTGGACTATTGATGCAACTAACTCTTTAGATTTATCGCATTTATCGCATCGATATTCATAAATTGGCATTGTAGGGCCTTTCCATTGTCTCGCCACCAGTCCAATAGCGTTCCGATATTGATTCAAGTCCAGCAGCTAATCGGCATATTCGACACTTAGCCGCCTTCATCTTCCATTTACCACATTGGTCGCACCGGACAATATCGTCCTCTTTGGCAGTTACGCGATCTGCTGGATAAATGATTCTTTGCATAAAGCACCTTTGGCACTCAACTAGCCATACTTCTTCAGGTGCTTCAGCAATATCACTAGCATCATATTTATGCAGCTCAATATGCGGAGTAACTAATTTGCAAGCTGAGCAGATAAACGGATGAGCATCACTTCTCATTTTTGAAAGACCCAATGCCCATCTGAACCAATACGCATCCATTTAGCAGGATGGCCAGACTTAGGTGTTGGGCAGACCCAGCCCCTATATTCTTTGCCTTCCTTTGTGCCAGTCTTTAGCACCATTGGCCCGTCCCCACCAGAGCAAAGCGGAATTTCATCAATTATCTCTGCGCCAAATTCTTTGGTTATCTGTGCAACATCCCAGACAATTGGCTCAGGATCATTAGGGCGTTGCTCTTTTATGAATTCCGCAAGCGCTGGCTTAGTCGTTTCAATTGGCTTCTTTGGCCCTTGATTGACCTTCGCAAAGTAGCCAGCGAGGTTAAGTGCTCGTCCCAGAGATCCAGTCTCTGCAAGCTCGAGAGCGTATTGTTTTGACTTAGACTCAGAGGATAAACCCGTTGTCCAAGGATTAGCGTCAGCTTCAGTCCGATATAACTCAGTTTTAATAATATAAACATCGCAAGTATTGACAAGCGACTCTGCCAATATATGAGTTTTAATTCTGTAGTCTGGGTAAGCATTTATAAACTCCTTTAATCTATCTTGGACACTTACATAATCATCAAGGTAATTGGACATCTAATTTCTCTCTCCCTGCGAAATCATTTATCGCATCTTCTAACTGTTCTTTTAATGAATAAAATGTGCCATCTGGCCAGTTCTGAACATCATCGGCGCAAGGCTGGCAATAGAACCTAACCTGCGCTTTGCGTAGCGGTGTCTCGCTTTGGACTTTCCATACTGCTGGTGTCATAGCTCTTAAATCCCAGCCGTTCTTATTTTGTCCCCAGCGGTATTTGCATAGGTCGCAGTATTGATTGGAATTATGATTGCGAGTCAGACTCAATGTCGTCCCAATCTTCTGGTGTTGAAAATCGTAATCGACCCAAGATAGCGGCGTATCCAATGAGATCGAGATACGAATCTTCGCGCTCTGGACTCTCCACCATTCTTGAGAGCTTGGTCGCGATAGCAATAATTGCCAAGTCAGATGGGTCTCTGAGCTGAATACCGAGTGCTTTACTGATTTTGTAAATGCGTAGTAAATTGTGCCTCGGGTCGCCATACTCGATGCCCCTGTCGAATAATGTGTTTCCAGCTTCTTCAAGCCATTCATTTAAGGATTTCTGTGTATCGGACACTTGACCTGCCTCTCTTATAGCCTTCGTTAAAAGCTTTGGCTTTGGCTGAAGTAATTAAACCCCAGAGATAAAGGCCGATAAATGGAACGCCAATAATTATTCCTACTACTGCTTCATCAGATAAATTAGGCAACATCTGCACTCACCCCATATTTATCTAACCAATATGCAGAGATTTCAGCCTTAGATAAACGGCCTCTCAACTGCTTCTTGCCCATCCGCTCTTTAGCAAATCGTCTTATTATTGATCCCTTAACCCAATTTGTCTCATCAGTCCAAGCCCCTGCTTGAGAATCAAATCGAATTAGAGTTACTTTATTTATCATTTTGCTCCCGTTCTGTTATCCGTAAATGGATTAACGGGCTAAATGTATTTGCTTAAATCTATTTAGACAAGCAATAGCTCGGCGTGGCGAATATCTAAAAAGCCAGCCAGTCTTTCGTTAGTAGCTTTGTTGGCGAAGTCGGTCGTTATAGGAAGGCGTTTTAGAGCCCACTCAGGCTCGATTACAGCCCCTAAGTCCCATTGATAAACCCCTCTAGGTGTCGAATTGATATAAAGGGTCTTAGCGCCCGTTCTAGCCCTTATATCGGCCAGATAGTCCCACTTCTTCTTCTCAATTATCAAAGTGTCGTAATGAGTCCTACGGCATTTAAGCTCAAGATAAGCGTTATGGGTTATGCCATCTGCTCGGTCGGTCGCTGATAAAGGCGTCAAGTCTGGATACAGCGACTTGAGAGCCTCGAAGAGCTCAACCTCTCGAAAGTAGATTAGTTGTCCTCTTCTCCATCTTCCCAACCAATCTTCTTAATTGGGTCATCGGCAGGGACTATCCAATCGGGATAAGAGCTGCGATCCATTGCGAAGGCTAACGCAGTTCCCTCATCCATCCCTGCTCTACGGCAAGCCTTATAAACTTCATTGGCAGCAATAGCCCAGAAATCAAGCTTTGTTAAAGGCGTTTCTTTAGTAGTCCTGCGTCTCTTAGGACGCTTGACTGCCTTCTTACTTACGCGCTTTCGCGTTGCCATTTCTGACCCCTCTCGCTAGGGCCAATTCTAACTGAGACTCCATTTTATCAAGGCGCGACACTATTGGAATATTCTCCAATTTAATTATGTAGCGAAGTCCAGCAATCAGTAAGGCGATAGATCCTAGGACTGAGGCAACTAGGGTTGCTAGCTCAGTAGCCGCCATTACTTGAGTCTGCCGTATCTTTCGTAGTTAGGGTTTAGCCAGTTAATGATGCTAGGCAAGACTGATACGAGAGCCGCATTGGCAATTGCATTTACATCTAGGCCGACTGCTAGGTAGGTCGCTAGTGCCGTTGCTAGGAATGTCTTTGCCCAGCTCTCTGCCATTTTCTTTAAGTCGCTCATTAGCTTCTCCTTCGAGGTTGAAATAACTGCCATCTTTGTCTCCCAAAGTTGTGAATGAAATATGGAAATGCGACCGATGGGGATTAGCGCCGTTATATTTACGCCGTTTCCATCCCAGTATCGGACTCATAATCTTTCCATCGTAGATTATGTATTTAATTCGCTTATCGCCCTTTTTGGCTAACTTGCGAATCTTCTCAACTAGCGCGTAAGCCTCTTCTTTGTGAGCTGATAAATCAGCATCAATATCTAAAGCTCGGACAATTCCGCCTGCTCTATCGTCTGGTATGTGGTCAGAACTACCTTTAGCAAGATGCCTAGCGTCAGCAATCCAGCCATCAGACTTCCTATCGCGATCAGGATAATCGTCATCGATTTGCTCCCGAAGTTGCTGACCAGCTTTGCAAAGTGTTGGCATTAGCCTTGATGAGCGTCTAAGACTATTTGTGCAGCAGCTTCATCATTAGAAGAAATCGCAAGCCATAATGAATTATCAGCATCCAAACGAGGCGCGGTGTAACCAGATGGATAGCCAGAGTCCTGTTGAACTGAAATGCCGGCAGCCAATAATTCTTCAATCAATTTACTTCCGTTTAATTTTGCAGGTTTTTTATATTTAATCATTATGCTCCTAAATATGTTACGCCGAACCAAGAAACTTCAGCTGTGCTAAGGGTTGCCAAAAGATTTGTAGCAGTGCCATTATTTTGGAAAATATAAACCTCTAAATAATCCGCTGCGCTTAAATTATAGACATCATTAAAAGCAACGCTTAAATTGTTACTTGTTACCGCTCCGCAATTCTGAGAACGACCTATCAATGATCCATTTTTGTATAAATAAATAATCAATTGTTTTGTATCGCTCATACCCATCATAAATTGAGCACTGATTGAATATTTGCCGTCCTTGCCAGCTGGAATCGTTATACGCGATGTGTTTGATGATGTTGAATGAAATGCATCTGTATCAAATGTTTCAGAATTCCAAGTAACGACTGTATCCGTTGCATCGTTAATCGATAAATTAGAACCAAGATATAAACGGCAACCGACAAAGGCAGAACCAGCATTTGCCCATTTAACTTTGTATGGTGAAACTGTTGTATCAGCCGTCAAAACTTGTCCAGTAGTGCCAATCGGTAAATTATCATAAGTGCTTGACCCTGTGCCTACTACAATATCGCCAGCGGCAGTAATTGTTGTGGCCATATCATTTGTGATTGTTACTGCGCCAGTAGTGCCACCGCCACTAATTCCAGTGCCAGCAGTTACGGCAGTTATATCTCCAACATCATTGTTAATCCAAGTGTAGTCAAGGTCGGTATTTGAAGCCTTGCTTAATATCTGTCCAGTTGTGCCGCCCTTTAAGTCAAGAAATGAATTATCAATTCCATTACCCAAAGTTCGAATGGCAGCTGCGCCATCCTTTACTAAATCTGTATCAGCTGGCGTTGTCCAGCCGAAATTACTTGTCGTTGGCATTTAGTCTCCTATGCAACTATTGTAGCGTTGAGCCAGTCCAAAGTCGGGCTTATTGTATTCCAAGTCTCAGTTGCTGGGACTGAGTTCCATCTGAACGCCTGAAGGCTAAAAGCGATAGGCGATACATTTAGAGTTAGGTTTAGCTGATTTAGGCTGGCGGTCCAAGTCCAACCTTCTACGAAGCCTTGGAATTCTCCACCTACCATATTGGCTGGCAGATTAACGATATTGAGCGGTTGGCCCATAAATACGCCAAGAAGGTTATCTCGATCTGAATTGTCGATTTCACCGCTAGCTAATGGAAAGGTTATCTGCCTTAGGGCAAATTGAGGATAAGCGCGGATAAGTAGATAGAAGGCAGCCTGAGCCTCAGCATCGCCTTGATTGCGAAGTGTGGTCGATATGGTAGAAGCAAGAAGGCCATAGTCAGATATGGAAGCTGCATCTTCATCAGTTACCTCAGCCCCGGAAGTGCCGTAGTTAATTGTTATTAAATTTCTTACATCGCCAGCTCGCTTAAGGATTGATAGCGCAGGGCCGATGGCGTGATTGCCATCTAAATCAACATAGCCGTTAATTGCAAGATATTGAGATCTATGGGTTGAATCTGCATAACCAATGCGTCCTTGCGAATCTTCATATAGATAACCAAGGCCGCTAGTCGCAAAGCGAGAAGCAAGGCTATAAACTGTATCGTCTAGCCCATTCTCAGAATGAAGCTCATAATCCCCAGGAGTATCAATCTCACCTAGACCGCTATTTTCTGCATCCTGCCATTGAGTAGTCGGGTCATAGCCGTTCCAAGTTTCGGCAGCTGGCACTTCATTCCATTGGTCAAATAAAACTGTTTCAAGTAATTCTAAAATTCTATCCCCATCAAATTGATGAGCAAAGTTTCCGATATAGACGGCGCGATTGAGTCGGGCTAAAGCTCCTACTGCTGTTATCTGAATTTTTTGGCTAGTGGCAGTTGAGCCAGAAGTCTGGACTGTTATGCCTAAATCGGTGATAAAGCCCCCAAATAGATTTACATAAACCGCGCTAGTATTTTGGACTTCAATAGTAACTGCATCGTTAATCTCAAAAGGGACTGATGCTTCAGCAGTTTCAATCAGCGTTAAGCTGCAATACCCAGCCAAAGGCTGCTGATAAATATCATCCCTACCAGAGGTAATAGTAAGTCCGCTAAGTGTGGCGCTGGTAACTGTAGAGCCATTGACCTTAACTCGATAGACGGGACTCCAAGCGGTCATAGGATTAGTTGATCACCGCCGCCGCCAAGTCTGCGGCTGCTGTTATTCAAAGCAAGCTGGACTGCTCGGCTAAATCCTTCTTCATCAATTACGGATGGAGCATTTACATTGATTACCACATTGCCGCGTTCATCTCCGCGTCTAGCAGCTGCAACATCAAATCCAGATGGAATTGCTTTGCCACTTGGATTTAATCCAGATGGGAAACTTGGCATTGTTCCTGTAACAACTGGAGCAATAATTTTACCGCCACCAATGCCACCGCCAGTAGAACCGCCACCAGTAGAACCGCCACCGCTAATAACTGGCGTTCCAGCAGTAAAGCCTGATGGAAGGCTAGATGGAGAAACTGTGTTGCTTCCCGTTGCTGATGCAGCATTAGCTTGGTTATCAAATAATTTAGTCGCGGCGATAATAGCGCCAACTACTGCTGCACCAGTGGCTAGACCAGCTAACGGATTCAAAGCAAATCTAGAAGCTATAGCAGCAGCTACGGCGCTATTTCTTAAAAGATTATAAGCAACTACCAAGCCTTGAATTAGCAGGATAGTGGCTTGGATTCCAGCTGCTATTTTAGAAACTACAAATACTGTCGCTAATACTCCAGCAACTATTAATAATTCATCTTTGAGATCAATGACTGTGTCAATAAACCCTCTTACTTTTTTGCCCCATTCGACTGCTGTTTTCTGGCTTTCGGTCAGAGATTCGTTTAGACTATCTTTTCCAGTAAGTCCAGCAATAAATCCATTTAAAGCTGGAATGAAGTCAGCTAAAATCCAAGCCGTTAATTCTTGCACTACGGGCAACAATGCAGCCCCAATTGATTCTGTTGCTTCATCTAAAGCAATTTTGACTCGATCTATCTGTTTTTCAGTTGATTGTGCCTCATTAGCCGCAAAGCCCCCAAAGGTTTTTGTAAGATCATTAAAAACTAAATCAAAGTCTTTTGATTTTATTATTGATTGATCTAAGCCTAACCCTAATCTTCCAAGGGCGTTTAAATTCCCATCATAAGCTTTGCCTAAAGCATTAGCCACTGCTTCTAATGGTTTGCCTGTTGCAGATGCTATATCCAAAGATAAATTTAGTAATTTTTGCGCTTGTTCTACATCTTTAGTTGATCTTACTAATCTTGAAAAAGCAGGGCGCAATTGGTCATCCGTAACGCCTATAGCAACTGAAGTTATACTTATGTATTCTTCAACGCCAGCAATTTGCTCGGCAGTTGCCTTTGTAGTGTTTTCTATTGTCTGTGCTAATGTCCTTTGAGCTGCCTCATCTTTCGCAGCATTTTCAATTGCAACCTTTGCAAATGCCCCAATAGCTGCTCCAGCAGAAGCAAATGCAGCAGCTGCCTTTACGCCAAATTCCTTGGCTCTATCTCCAATGGAATCAATGTCTTTAGAGCCAGCCGCTAACTTCTTTTGGAAGTCGGCCGTATCTGCTAAAAGCTTGAGCGTTAAGGCTCTTGAATCAGATGCCATTGATGCCCCACTTATCTAATATTTTATTAAATGCTCTAGTCCATTGTGCCACAATATTCTTCTGCTCTTGACGCAAAGTCGGATAAATAAACCATCCGCGAGAGCCGCGCCCTTGTCTGCCAGAGTAGGCAGGGAATTGCTTAAATTTATTAGAACCAAATTCAAAGCCAGCCCAAAGCATTTGAGTATTAGCTCCACCGCTAAATCTTTGACTAGCAAAGCCGTATTTAATTTCGCCAGTAGTGCTTGTCTTAGACACTTTAGATCCGCTAACGATTTTGTTAATCGCTTGCTGGCCTTTAACGCGAGTAGAAGCTTTGGCAGCAATTTGTTGCTGAAGATAAGTAGCAAGGTTATTAGAAACTTGGCGAGACTCGGCTTTGGCTTCATCGCCTAGCAAGGAGAAGGCTTTATAGACTTGCCGAAGCTCTGTCCGGTCAAATGCTGAGACTTCTTCAGACATTGCTATCTCTCTCCTTTATCAGCTCGACTGCCGTTGCTACATCGTCCCAATCATCCCAATACTGCATCGGGATACCAGTCCTAAGAGCAACTATTACTAGTAGCCGCCTTACGCTGTCGGGCTGATGGCTTTTGGGTCATCGTTGCCTGTCTTAATGTCGGCAACTGTTTCCATCCATATCTCAAAGCTCTTTACTTGCTTACCAGCGTTTTCTCGCTTATAAGCGTTATAGGCCAAGAACATCAAGTCCCAGATTCCTATATTTTCTTGAGCTTTAGTAATAGTGTGTCCAGTTGCCTTTTCCCACTTAGCCCACTCTGGCGGTTGAGCAATATAAGTTGCTGATTCGCCAGAGTTATATTCAATTGTGATTGATAGTTTCATAGCTCCCGATGCTCCGATCTCTTAGCTGAAGTTCTCTGCTGGTGTTCCAACGACTGTCATCGTCCAAGTATCAGTAAGCGCTCCTGGAGCTGCGCCGCCTGCTGCTGGGAAGATTGGCAATACGCTGAAAGTAAATACTGCGCCAGTTGTAGCTGTGAAGGCAACTGTAAGTGTGGTGTTAGGTGCTGACTCAGCATCAGCCCACATTGCTTCGAATAGAGAGCTTGCAACTCCCCAATCCTGTAGCAATTCAATTGTGAATGTCCATTGCTTATCAACGGACTTATAGGCGCGACCATCAAGAGTCTGATAGGTCTCGATGATTGTGTCGCAGCTTAGGACTGCGCTTGTTGCTTGGGCATCGTAGTTAGCGCTATCAAGTGTGAAGGTAACATCGCGCCCAGTTATTACTGTTGTTGGCATTTGGGTCTCCTATGCGGTTTGCTCGTAGCGGACGCTCAAGCGTATGTCTGCAACCAATAAATTGGTCGTTCCTACTGTTGTTACTGACGGCCTATCGACTGTCGATAACTCATACTTGGAAGCGTTTAGCGCTCCAAGAATACTAATGATCAATTGCTCTAAATTGTCTAAAGAAGCGGCGTTGCTGAAATACGCAACGCAAGCAGTGATGGTGTAATTTAATTTAACTCGAGTTGTTGTTTTACCCAAAACTTCAAGCTCCATATAAGGCGCATCTGGGACGCACACTATTGCTGGAACGATGGGCGCCTCTGGAACTGAATCGTAAATATTAGCGGTGCATCCAGCCAAGGCGGTCTTAATAGCGCCTCTAACATCTGTTGCAATTGTTGATGCTGGCATTAGCCGACCATAGTTTCAACATCAAGATATGGGCCAAGTAAGCCAGTTACTTTGGCAAGTAAATTCTTAGATAGGCGGTAAGGAGTAACTGCAAAATCTACGCCTTCGATTGATCCACCAGCGGCGGTTCTGGCTTGGAAGATTTCAACGGAGATAGCCAGAATAGCAGCTTCAGCATTGGCATTTCCGACATAGGTTGATAATCCAGAGAGCGCAGCATTTCCTGCTGGGATAACATTCTTTTCCAATATGTCTGCATTGGTGATTGCAACGGCAAATTCATAATCTGATAATCCATCTGCTAATACTGTGTGTGTGCCGTTAAATGGCGAGCCGCATCCCGTAATGATTACGGATTGGCCTTCGGTAAATTCTTGGATTGTTGCGGTAATGAAGTAAGCAATATTATCTTCAAGTCTTACCTTGTTAATCTTGCTCTGGAATGTAACTAACATTGGAAGAACTAGATTCTCAGAAGCATCAACTATGTCGCCAAGATAAGCATCTGAATATAGGGATGACGAAACACCAAGAATTGTCCTAAGCTCTGTGGCCGTAACTATCGTAGGCATTTCGTCATCCTTTCAAGCAGTTAGGTGAGAGGCCAGCTCGGGAGCGGACTGGCCCTCACTATTAGGGGTTCTTAGTTCTTGTTGAAGTAGCAAGCTCCATCAGCGACCTTGACTGCAAGTGCGCCGTAGCCATAGTAAGCAACTTCAATCTGACCATTTAGAGCAACATTGGTCTGGAGACGGAATCTGCTTGACTCATACCAAGTGTAAGAATCTGGATTAACTACGATCATTGAACCATCTCCAAGCGGTAAAGATGGATGAGCAGCAGTTAGTGATCCAAGTGCGCGAGATACATAGAGGCCAAGTCCAGCAACATTTCCGCGAAGGCTTTGTGGGCTGGCTACACCAGCTGCGTTCTGTGGCTGTGATGCTGTGTAAATTGGGCGACCGCTATCGTTGTAGCTCATAATTTTTGCCCATTGCTCAGGTGTAACAATAAGGTTTCTAGCAAATCCTAGAGAATCCTTATAAACCTCAGCGGCTGCTTCCGATACGAAAGTCAGAATTCCAGCAGCGGTATTGTCAGCTGCTGTGGCAGCGATTTGTCCATTGCTCAGTAATTGTCCTGCAACGAACTTATCTGTTGCTAAAGCATAAGCATATTCCATCTGACGAACTAGTTCATCAAAGAATACTGGATTGCTTCGGTCAAGAAGTTCAACGGAGA